TTCGCAGCTCGCCGCTTCCATCGACGCGGACGTCGCGAACAGCTTCAAGTATATCGGCAACTCGGTCGGAACGCCCGGCACGACGCCGGCGACCTCGCTGGTCCTGCTTCAGGCGCAGCAGAAACTGAACGAGAACGCTGCGGTCATGTCGCCGCGCTATGCGACGGTCAACCCGGCTGCGAACGCCGCGCTGATCGAGGGCATGAAGGGTCTCTTCAACCCGGTCTCGGCTATCTCGAAGCAGTTCAAGAACGGCATGTTCGGCGAAGGCATCCTCGGCTATGACGAGCTGAATATGTCGCAGTCTATCAAGCAGTTCACGACTGGCTCGCGCACGGGCACTGTCACGGTCAGCACCTCGGTCACGACCGAAGGCGCGACCAGCATCGTTCTGACGGGCCTTGGCTCGACGACCATCAAGGCTGGCGACGTGTTCACGATCGCCGACTGCTTCGCCGTCAACCCGCAGACCCGTGAGTCGACCGGCTCGCTGTATCAGTTCGTCGCTCTGGCGGACGTTACGGCGTCGACGACTGCGACGGTCACTGTTCCGGCGATGTATTCGGCCGGTCAGGCGCTTGCCACGGTCGACGCGCTGCCGGTCTCCGGCAAGGCTGTAACCTTCGTCGGCGCCGCCTCGACGCAGTATCCGCAGAACCTGATCTATCACAAGGACGCCATCGCTTTCGCGACGGCCGATCTGCTGATGCCGCAGGGTGTGGATATGGCCTCGCGTCAGGTTCACAACGGCATCTCGATGCGTATCGTCCGTCAGTATGACATCAATAACGACCGTCTCCCGTGTCGTATTGACGTCCTCTACGGCTACAGCGTCATCCGTCCGCAGATGGCCGTGCGTCTCTGGGGCTAACACATTCAGAGCGGCCTGCGGGTCGCTCTCCTCTATTCAAGGAGTTCTGAATCATGGCAATCACTACTCAGGGCGCGTCCTATCCGCTCGAATCCTTTGGCCCGACCCCGCCGCTTTCGCAGGGCACGGGTGGATACCAGGTCGGCGCCGGCAACGGCGGCGACATGCTGTTCCGCGTCACACCGGCTCCGGCGACTGCCACTGTGTCGGCCACGCTGACCGCAGATCAGGTCATCACTGGTCTAATCCTCGGTTCGCCGGGTTCGTCGGCGGCGTCGTATCAGCTCCCGACGGTCGCGGCGCTGGAAGCGGCGCTCCCGTCGTCAGCCAAAACCGGCGCGACGATTGACTTCTCGGTTCTCAACGTCGATGGCTCCGGTTCGGGCGTCATCACGCTGACGACCAACACGGGCTGGACGCTCGCGGGTCTTATGACGGTTGTAGCTACGGCCGGCACCGCGCAGTCGTTCCGCGCCCGCAAGACTGGTTCCGGCACTTGGACGCTTTACCGCGTCGCGTAAAAGGAGAGGGCAATGCCTAACACTAAACCTGTCGGCGTTGCCTTCTCTGATCCCGAGCTTGTGGCTGGCACAACCATCACAGGCGCGACGATCAGCGGAGGCACCGTAAGCGCCACGGATATCACGACCACGGGCGGTCTGTATATCAAGACGGCGACGGTTGCCGCTACCGGCAGCACGCAATCTGACGCGGCATCCGTATCAGATGGCTTTACGCTGGTTACGGCGGCTGACGCTACAAAAGGCGTCAAACTGCCAGCGGCAATCGCCGGCCGCACGGTCATTCTGAAAAATGGTGCTGCTGCTATTTTGAAAGTTTGGCCCGCATCTGGCGACGGCATTAACGCCATAGCTGTCGATTCAAACTATGTGCTAGCGGCTAATACATCGTCGCTTTTGGTCGCATATGACTCGACGACCTGGTATTCTGTTCCGCTTCTGGCGTCTTAATTTAACCCTACAGCCGGCCTACGGGCCGGCTGGCCCTTACCATAGGTGGAAAATGGCTGTAATATATCTGCGCCACCCCAAGCATGGGGTGAAGATCGCGACAATGGATCTAGAGGCTGACTATGACGAGCAGAATGGTTGGGAGCGTTTTGACCCTTGTGATCCTCCTGTTCAGCGTCGTGGGCGGCGCAACGCAGACCTACACGCAGATGCAGTGGGGGGTGAACAAGGGAACAACGCCTTATGCCTTCGGCGCGAACATCAACGGGGCGTGGAGTAACCTCGGCACCGTCAGCTCGGCTGGGGTCTGGCAGATTCCGGCGACTAATCTTTCTGGCACTCTTCCCGCCGGGCGTCTTCCGGCTTTTTCTGGAGATTGTTCGTCAAGTGCTGGCTCGGCGGTGCTATCTTGCCCGCGAATTTGGCGCGGATCGGTGGCAGCGGAAGCCTACGGCGCGGACCCGACCGGCTCAGCAAACAGCGACGCAGCGCTTGACGCAGCGGTGGCTGCTGCCGGCGGCGGTTGCGTAAGTTTTGGCGCGGGTCAATTTAAGTTTAGCAGCTCACATGCATATTCATCGCCGATTTGCATCTTTGGCGTAGGTAAAGGTGTTGGCCCCGGCGCATCTGCTCATGACTACGTCAATGTCACAGAATTTGTCATTAACAGCTCAACAAATATTTTGTTTAACGTCACGGCTAACGCCGGTTCGCGTTTTGAGAGCTTCCGCTGTAACACGGCTGTTGGTTCACGCCCAGGAACGACAAATGGCTGCATCAGACTGTCTGGAAATACAGGTCTTGTTGCTGCTCCAATTATCCGTAACGTCGGCACAACGCAAGTTGCAAGGCCAATTCAGCTTATCAAACCGGCGTGGCCGACAATTGAGTCAAACTATTTTGACTATTGGGCGGGCAACGTCGAAACCGACGCAGCAATTTATTGCGCAACAACGTCCGGCGTCGAAGGTTCCTGCGGTTTTATTGCGCACAATTATTTTTTTGGTGGCCCGACATCTGGCCCTGTTTTGTATTCCGAAATTGGCTACACTGACTTCCACGACAATGAGGCGTTGTCTTCCTCTACTGCTATACGATTCAAGTATAGAAATAACCCGGCCGGGTTCACAAAAATCCACGACAATACAATTGAGAACTTTGGTGCGTTTGGGAACATAGGGCTAGTTATTGAAACCGGCGATGGGTCGGCCGCCGCATATGTTATGATACAAAATAATGAGTTTTTCGCCGACCCGTCGTTAGCCCCGCTCGGCACCATACTCATTTCCGATTATGTGGCCTCGCCAGCTTGGCTTAGCCAATTAATCATCTCGGGAAATGTTATCAGGTCGTTAAACACAGCGGCGGGTGGCTACGCTATTCGAGTAGGCGCGGGAAATAATGTTTCTGTTACAAACAATAACATTAGCGAAAGCGGCGGAAATTTACCATATGGAATTGTTATTAACGGCGTATCAACAAGTGCTGGCCTTATCGCGCCGATTCTTGTCAAAGATAATACGCTTACCGGCACATATACGAATAAATACGCATTTACTGCCGCAACAAACATTGTCTGGTCGGACATGACAGGTTCCACGGTTGGTGTAGGTGGGTCACAACTCCCGCCTAACGTCGGTCTTGGCTCTGAAGCCGTTGTGACCGATGGCGCGGCCGCTCTTGCATGGGGGGCTAATATAGCCGGAGGTGGAACTGACAAATATAAAGTGTTCTATAACGGGGCTAATTGGACTGTTCAAGCAAAGTGACAAACTCATGATTACGACAGTCACCCGGCAACAATTTTTTACTGCTTTGGCAGATGTGTCTGAGATGAACACGGTCTACCAAGGAGTGTCCGCTGACGCGAACTATCCTGATTGGATAGAGTTCAACGCGGCAAAACTGGTGCAGGTTGGCGATCCGTTGTATGTTCAGACACAACTGGCTTTGGGCTACACGTCTGCCCAGATGCTTACCCTTTTTGAGGCTGCTGTGCAGGTGCCTGTATGACGACCGTAACGCGACAGCAATATTTTACCGCCCTCGCCCAATTGGGCGACATGAACCTGCTGTTTCAGGCTGTGCCGGCGGACGCCAATACGGACGACTGGATCGAGTTCTGGGCGGCCGAATATATCAGCTCGGGCGATCCTATCGCCGTCCTGACGCAGTCGTCTCAAGGCTGGACCGACGGACAGATGATCGCGCTGTTTACCGCGGCGCAGAACGTCCCGGTTGTCGTTCCATCTACGTCCAATACTGTAACCTCGACAGCGAACAATCAAATCAACGGAGCGCTGCGGCTTCTGGGCGTACTGGCTGAAGGTGAGACACCGTCAGCCGAAACGTCTCAGGATGCGCTGTTTGCCCTGAACCAGATGATTGATAGCTGGAACACTGAGCGTCTGGCGG